ATATTTAGATCAGGTATGGGGCAAAGATGTTTTAAGTATGATTTACGGTAAATACAAAACAAAGACAGGCGCAATAAAATTTAATGCTAAACAAAAATATACTTTTACAGATGGCATTATTGAAGAATTAGATGCAGTAAGACTACCGCCAAAATTAGCTAGAACAGGTGATATCTTAATAGTACACAGCAAGGGTTATGAAATGGGGCATATATGCACAGGAACAAGTGTTTTATCAGTACCAGAAGAAGGCAAAACATCTTTAATAAAAATACAAGATTTTAGCTTTTATAACTGGGCATTGAGGATTAACTAATGCCTGCCGCAGTCAATTTTGTAGCAGGTGTAGTTAGTTTCTTTTCTAGACTAGCTTTTGTAGCAGGCGCAAGCATTGTAGGCCAACAGGTTATAGGTTATGTAGCCGCCGCCGCTTTCTTTTACTCAGCAGGCAGTTATGTTAATAGCCTGTTTAAGATTCCTGAAATTGGACTAGCGCAACAAGGCGCAACTGTTTTAAGCAACAGCAGATCTAGTTCTGCTCCTTTACCTGTTATATACGGTGCAAGGCGCGTAGGTGGTGTACAAGTATTTGTAGGCACTTCTGGAGGTTATCTACCAGAACCAACTGATGAATATCCAGATGGTGTGATGCCTAATGAGTTTTTAAATATGGTTATTGCTTTATGTGAAGGGCCAATAGGAGCAGTAAAAAAAGTATATGCAAACAATGTTGAGATCTGGCCACAAATGGATGATAGATTTCAAGGCAAAGCTTTTATAAGTGTTCATACAGGTGAGAAAACACAAGCCGCAGACCAAGCATTAATAAATGTATCAAACGGAGCAGTAAAACCGTTTGAATGGGATTCTACTTACAAGCTAAGTGGTGTAGCTTATTTATACATACAACTAGAAGCAGACAACGAAGTTTGGGGATCTGGTGTACCTACCATTAATGCTGATGTACTGGGTAAAGTCGTAGAAGATACTAGATCTACTTATTCTGGAACTGCTTTTTCTATAGAGAGATACAGTAATAACCCTGCCCTTTGCATAAGAGATTATTTATTAGACACAACTTACGGTAAGGGTATACCAGGCAGTCAGATAGGCAACACATCCTTTGAAGCGGCGGCCAACTATTGTGATGAAAAAATAACCATCACTAAAGATGATGGCACAACTATTACACAAAAAAGATTCACTATGAACGGTGTCGTTACTGTTGGTGAAACAAGCATGGATATACTTAACAAGATGCTCACATCTTGTAGGGGTATGCTTGTGTTTAGTGGTGGTTTTTATAAATTAATCATAGATAAGCCAGAATCAGCATCATTAACTTTTGATGAATCTACAGTAATGCCTAATTTTAATATTACGTTACCTGGTAAAGCCAGTTTAGCTAACAGAGTACAAGCCAACTTCTTTAATCCTGAAAACGAATGGCAATCTGATTTTGTGTATTCAGAAAGTTCTACATACAAAACACAAGATAACGGCTTACTGCTAGAGAGAAAAATAGAACTGCCCTTCACTGCTGATTACTATCAATCACAAATGATTGCAGAGCAGGTATTAAAGCAAAGCAGACAAGGCATAGTTATAGAATTTAACACCACGCAAGAAGGCTTATTGGCAGAGGTTGGCGATGTTATCTACATCAAGTTAGATGCGCCTGGATGGTCAACACTAAACAGTGGCGCAGGTAAATTATTTAGAGTTATACAAATAAGCATTGAAAACAATGATGAAATTGGAATAGTTGCAAGGGAATACGATGCAGACGTTTACACAGTAGGCACAGCCAAAACTTTTGACACTGCACCAAATACAGACCTACCTGCGCTAGATGTAGTTGCAGATCCTAGAAGCGCAACTGCAACAGAAATATTGCTGTTTAATGATCCAAAAATTACGAATAGAATTACTGTAAATTGGGCCGCATCTTTATCACCTTATCTAAAACATTACGAAGTGGCATATATACAAGGTCGCAGTGGTCAAACTTATATACAGGCAGGAACGGTAACAGGCAGACAATTTACAATAGATAATCTAGATCCAGGTGTTTATCAATTTGCAATCAGAGCTGTTAATACAGGTGGTTTCTTTTCTAACTACACAACTGTTTTAATTAATGTAAAAGGCACAACTACGTTACCTGCGGTCAATGCACCTGGCATAAGCGGAGTAGTAGAATCCTTAGTGTCAACAACAGCAGGTTCAGGTGTTAAGGCTAAAGCTGTTTTATCTTGGGTAGCACAAGCAAATCCAGAATGGGAAGCATTAGGTGTCTACATAGAAAGCTATGAGGTTGAATATAAATTAACTTCTGTATCTGGTAATTTTGAAAGATTGGGATCCTCAACTGGTACGTTCTTTGAATTTTTTGATATTGCACCCAACAGCTATGACTTTAGAGTAAGAGCGGTCAATGATGCAGGCCTTAAATCACCCTACGCAACCGTTACAGCAGACATTACAGGACTAAGTGCGGCACCTTCTAATGTGACTAATTTTTATTTAAGAGCGGAAAGCACACAAGCTAATTTGTCCTGGACACCATCACCAGATCTAGATGTAAAAGTAGGCGGTACATTTGAAATAAGACACTCTGTAGCTACTAGCGGTGCCGCATGGGGTGTTGCTATAAAAATAGGATCTGATGTACCAGGATCTTCTAATTCTGCTTCTATGCCTTTGTTAGTTGGTACCTATTTGATTAAAGCGGTAGATTCTACAGGTAACAAATCGGCTAGTGCTACCGCTATTATTAATACCGTTTCACCTAGTATGTTTGATACTAGAACACAGGCTACAGTTACAGATACAACCTTTGCAGGCACTAAATCAAACATGATAGTGGACACTGATACAGGTTTCTTAAAATTTGAAGCTGATACTTTATGGGATGCAGTAGCAGGCAACATTGATGAATGGACATTAATAGATTCTATTGGTGGCGCAGATACTAGCGGCTCTTACACGCTTAACAACGTCATAGACATTGGTAAGGCTTATAACGTAACACTAAAAAGCAGTATTGCTTTTAACGCTGTATCTACTACTGATATCTGGGACCAAAGATTAGGCAACCTAGATACTTGGGAAGCTATCGATGCAAATACATTTGATGATCTAAATGCAACATTATTTATTGCCACTACGACCGATGATCCTGCTAGTGGATCTGCAAGTTTTACTGCTTATCAAGAATTTACTATTGGCAATTATTTTGGCAGAGGGTTTAAGTTTAAATTAGAAGCAACATCACAAGATCCAACGCACCAGATTAATGTGACACAGATACAAGTAAAAGCAGATGTGTTCTTTCGTTTTGAATCAGAAACAGGCACTACGGCTACAGGCGGTACAGCATTTACTTATGCAAACTCATTCTTAGATACACCACAGATTGCCATAACCGCTAACGATATGGCTACAGGTGATTATTACAATATAACTAGCAGTTCTGCTACAGGATTTACTTTAAGATTTTACAACGCAGGCGGTACAGGAATATCTAGAACTGCCTACTATCTAGCCAGAGGATATTGACTTTATGAATATGCAACTTACCGTTTTTGATACAAAATTTATAACATCTAAAGGTGGGTTTTAAATGGCACAACACGACTACGTTATAGCTAACGCATCAGGGGCATCGGTTAGGGCAGACATCAACAATATGGCACTGGCCATATCTTCAAACAATAGCGGATCTTCCGAACCTGGTACTAAATATGCTTATCTTTGGTGGCTAGACACTTCTGCCAATGTTTTAAAATTAAGAAACAGTGCTAATAATGCCTGGATAACTATGCCCTTCTCTATCACCGCCAATAACACGGTTGATATAAACGGTGGTGCTATTGATGGTACACCTATTGGCGCAAGTGCGGCATCTACTGGTGCTTTTACTACATTTACATCTAACGGTATAGACGATAACGCAGATGCAACTGCTATAACTATTGATAGTTCTGAGCGTGTAGGCATAGGAACTACGAGTCCTGCAAGTTTATTACACCTAGAGGGTTCAGATGGTGTAGCACAAATTAGATTACAAAGAGCATCAACAACTATAGGTGGCATAATTAAACAGACTAGTTATGGATTAAGTTACGATGCTTTTGATGGTAATACAGGCGCTCCATCTCATATATTTAGAACATCAACAGATGGCACTAACTTCACAGAAAGAATGCGTTTAGATGCTTCTGGAAACGTAGGCATAGGAACTGCGAGTCCTTTAAGCAATACTAATTATGGTAATTTAACTATAAGTGGCACAACTGGAGGCTCATTGTTTTTAGCTGATGATGGTGTTCAGAAAGGAATGTTATTAGGAAATAATGACGAAGTTAGACTCACTGCTAATGTTGGTTATTTACGTTTTGATACTGGTGGTAATAATGAAAGAATGCGTATTAATTCCTCTGGAAACGTAGGTATAGGTGCTAGTTCAATTTCTACCGCATTAAATGGTAAAACTCTGCAAGTTGGTTTTGGACAAATTTCAAGCGACCATACTTCTTATAACTTCAATACTAATTTTACTAACAATGCTTATCAAAGCGGTAACAATGCTACTTTCTCGGCTATTACATCAAGACCTTCGGGAGTTATACAACTACTAGAAGATAATTTTATTTTTATGAACGCTAGTAGTGGAACTGCGGGGCAAGCAGTATCCATGAGTGAAAAAATCCGTATAAATGGTAATGGAAAATTGTTGTTGGGGACTACGAGTGTTTTGCACAGTAACACATCAACTCTTGGAATTCTTTTTAACGGAACTACAGATAATGCTATTGTTGCACAAACAACTCGTACAGCAACTGGCTCTAATTTTGCATTGTTTACAAACTCTAGTGGAGCAGTTTCAGGCACTATAAATCATAACGGGTCTACTTCAGTTATTTACAACACATCATCCGACTACAGGTTAAAAGAAAATATTCAACCTTTAGAAAATGGTTTAGAAAGACTTAGCAACCTAAAACCAGTTAAGTTTGATTGGAAAGAAGATGGTACATCTAGTGAAGGCTTTATAGCACACGAAGCACAAGAAGTATTTCCTGATGCTGTAAGTGGTAAAAAAGACGGAAAAGAAATGCAAGGAATGGACTACGGAAGAATAACCCCACTACTTGTAAAAGCAATCCAAGAACAACAAACAATAATAGAAGATTTAAAAACTAGAATAACAACCTTAGAAGGATAAAATTATGGCAATATCATACGCATGGGATGTAAGTACTGTTGACACTTACCCAACAAAAGACAGCAATAGTGATGTAGTTTATAACGTACATTGGAGACTTACCGCAACAGATGGCACTAACAAAGACTCAGATGGTAATAACTGGACAGCTACAAGCTACGGAAGCCAAGGACTAGATACAGATAGTATCTCAAGCTTCACAGCCTTTGGAAGTCTTAACGCTGCTAAAGTACAAGGTTGGGTAGAAGCCGCATTAACGGCTGATAAAGTCACAACTATGAAAGCATCATTAGATGCACAAATAACAGAAAAGATAACACCAACATCTGTACAAAAAACAATTTCTTAAACCAACCCATTAAATAGGAGTGCAAACCAATGGAAAACAAAAATGAAGAAAATAAAAGAGAAGATAAAAAAAGCCTGGAGCAAACTCAAGGCACTTTTCAAAAGCAAACCTTCGAAATAAATATGCCAGATGGCACTAGCCTTAGTAGTGACACACTGGATGATGAACAATACAGAGTGGCCGCTACCATGCAACATTTACAAGGTCAGATACAAGAACTAGCACCCCAAGTACAAGAATTTGAACTTAAAAGGGATCATTTCAACTTAAAGCAAAAAGAACTTAAAGATCTCTTAGGATCTAATGGAAAACCAAACTGATACAGTAACAACCGCAGAAGCTTATCAGCGTGAAAACGCTATTCGTTTTAAATACATTGAAGACAGATTAGATGAAGGATCTGCAAAATTTAAAAGATTAGAAACGATCATGTGGGGTATTTACCCATTGATCATTACAACACTATTAGCTTCCAGGTATATTTAAAATGGATGATGCGGTTCTTATCATCTCAGAATTGGGGGTTCCTACTGCGGCACTTGTAGCTGTTGGGTTTTTTCTCTACAAACTTATATTTAAGATCATTGACGGCATGACTGAAAAGGTTGATGTTCTAGATGATAAGGTGCAAGCCAGTTTAGATACGATGGAAGAAAGACTAACGACTAAGCTAGATTCACAATACGGCATCATAGTTAGTTTGATTGACAGGGTAAGAATGATAGATCAATCACTTATAAGAAATGACGTATTACTAAAAACCTTAGTAAAGATGCCAGAGTTGATAGACACCAACGAAATAACTAAGGCACAAAAAGAAGATCAAAGAAGGGATTGATGGGCAATACTGAAGCTAAATTATTGCTTGTAAACATTATCTTTTTTGCTCTAGTGTTTCAGATAGTACAAGCTGATGAAATGGTACACGAATTTAAATCCCCTTCTTTTAGCGGTGTCAGTACGTCTAGTCATTATTTAACGATAGATTCGCAAGAAACTAGCAGACGTGATGCCATAGAATCTGAAATAAAGGCTCTACAAGACGAAATAAAACGAGCTAAAACAAACACCGTAGAAGCCAGATTTATGAGAAATTTGACAAGCCGCGTTTATGCCGCCATTTCACGGCAAATAGAAGATGCTCTTTTCGGTGAAGACACTAACAAAAGCGGATCTATGGAGTTAGACGGCAACCTAATTGAATACGAGATAACAGATGAAGAAGTTAAAGTTACTATTACTGATGAAGACGGTACGGAAACTACCGTCATTGTGCCTATCGGTGGTTTTACTTTCTAGTTGTACGCTGATGATAGATCCCCTAGAAAATAATTTACCGCCAATAGCCTACACAGAAAGAGCTGTTATGCAGACATTACATACAGATCTAAAAGATGTGCCAGAACCTACAAGAAAGCCTGTTATAGCTGTTTATGATTTTCAAGATCTTACAGGGCAACGCAGATCTAATTCTAAGTACGCTACGTTTAGTACAGCAGTTACACAGGCCCCACACGCTTATTTGATACGCGCACTGAAACACTCTAATTTCTTTGATGTAGTAGAAAGAGTTTCACTAGATGCAGTGACTAAAGAAAGGCAGTTGATTAGATCTACCAGAGAAACATTTGATGAAAAGAATAAACTTATGCCACTGAAGTTTGGCGATATGGTGATGACAGGTGGAGTGTTATCGTATGACAAAACAGAAAGCGCAGGTATGGGAGCAAGATACTTAGGTTTAGGCGCAAGCCGTAAGGTAAGAAAAGATCAGATAACAATTAGCCTACGCACGGTATCAGTTAGCACAGGCCGTATTCTTACAGAAGTGCTAGTGACCAAATCAGTATTTTCAGCTTCCCTAGATAACGATGTATTTAGATTTATAAGCGAAGGCACAGAATTAGTAGAAATAGAAGGCGGATCTGTATCAAATGAAGCAATGAGCATTGCATTACAGATAGCCATAGAAACAGCAGTATTAGAAACAATCAAAGAGGGTGTAATTAATAACTATTGGAGATATAAGGAATGAAAAAACTACTTTTATTATTGATCTTATCTGCACCTTTACACAGTGCGGATAATGAATTGTGGGTGGATCAATCATCAGGATCCTCTAATTCTAACTTTGACTTTGAGCAATTAGGATCTGGCAATATCATTGGTGGTGCTGATGCGGCCGCAGGAAGCATGACAGCTCTAGATTTAGACGGCACTGTTATGAATTTCAATCTAGATATGATAGGCGATTCTAACCGCTTCTTAGGCGATATCTATGCTGATAACTACACAGGTAACTTTGTATTTGACGGCAACAGTAACACCTTTAACATGAGTACAGACGAGAGCAATACCTATGGCGCAGACGGCAGTAATGTCAATGTGACAGCTACAGGCAACAGCAATACTTTCACACTCAACCACGCTATGACTGCATTAGCTAGTACGTTAGATCTAGACTGGGTTATCAATGGATCTAGCAATGCTATTACTGCATCTATTGACGTAGATGCGGCAACTAACTACATGGACATTGATGGATCTGATAACACAGTTACTTATGACGGTGATGGATATGCAGGTGGCTATTTTTACCTAGATCACACTGGTAGCAATAGAAATTTCAACATACAACAACAATCAACTTTAGATAATGACTGGCTCAAAATCATCAGTGTGGGTTCTACTGCTTCAACTTTCTGTGTTATACAAAGTGATGGTGGGACCTCAACTTCATGCCCTTGATATTGGCACGATAAGCGAACTTAACGGCAATGCTCAAGTAGTTAGAGATAAGCCGTATGGTGCAGAGTTAGCTTTTCCTATACAACAGTTAGATAACGTCAAAACAGAAGCAGGAAAGGTTGGTATAACCTTTGCAGATGAAACCATAGTAAGAGTTATGCCACACAGTAAATTAGTTATAAATAGCTACATTTACGATCCAGATCCCAATAAATCAGAAATGGCCTTACGTTTTGCAAGTGGTACTGCAAGATTTGTTACAGGTAAATTTAACAATAAAAAGAAAATCCGTATAAAGACACCCTCTGCTGATGTTTATGTAAGGGGTACAGATTTTACAATTACTACCACCCCAGAAACAGGATCAAGTTTGGTGATTCTATTGCCTGATGAGTACGGCAACCCAAGTGGTGAGATCTCAGTGCAAACAGCAATGGGTGAAGTAATTTTAAACCAGGCTTATCAAGCTACTACAGCAATGACATATAACCAGGCACCCTCTAAGCCTGTGATTTTAGATCTAACGCTAGAATTTATAGACAATATGCTAATTGTTAATGAGCCTGCTACTAAAGAAGATCTGATGGAGGAGCAACAACAAACCACAACAGACTTTTTAGCCTATGACGGTTTGGATGTAGATTTCTTAGCAGAGGACTTTTTAGACAATGCAGAAACCTTAGAATTTACAGAACTAGATATAAATTATTTAGACGTAAACTTTTTAGAAGATCTGTTAAACATTATTGATGCCCTGGCAATAAATGAAGAAGAAGATCAACTAAACCAAATAGCAACAGGCATAAAATTAAGCGGCACAGACATAGGCCAGGACAAAGATACACAGATCACAACGATCATCACAGGTCAGCAGATTACCTTAATTAGATCTGTAACCGACACTATTAGGCTAGATCTGGACGGATCAAGCGCGTATACGTTAATTCTTTTACAAAATGGTGTAGAGAATGTCGTGAAAATTAACGGTGGTTCGTCCAATACCATCACAATCAACCAAAGCGACTGATGAAAAGACTTATATTCCCTACTCTACTAACTTGCCTAGTATTGCCTTTATTGTTCCAAGTCACACCGCTAGAGATCTTAAAACTTAAAACCTTTGATGCGTTTATACCTAAACAAGATCCTACAGGTAACTTTGTTGTCCTGGACATAACAGAAAAGGATCTTGAGGATCTTGGTGGTTGGCCTTTACCTAGAAAAGATCTTGCAGATCTACAAATTAAACTATTGGAAGCAGGAAGTTATGGACAAGCCTGGGCATTTGCATTTCCGCAACCAGATAGATTGGGTGGTGATGAAGCCTTTGCCGAAGCTTTAAGTTATGGCCCTTCTGTCTTGTCAGTATTTGAAAGCGCAAGCAGTGACACCTTCCCCCCTACGGTTGGCACAGTTGTACTTGGTGAAGATCTAGGAAATGGCTACCAGGCTAGAGGTGTTATAGAAAACATAGATCTGTTAAAACAAAGTGCCGCCCAGGGTGTGGCATCTGCGCCAACAGATGTAGATGGTTTAGTTAGACAGATTCCATTATTGCTAAGAACACCTGACGGCTTTGCACCAAGCATGGCTTTAGAAATATTGAAGCAACTAACAGGCCAAGACACTTACATTATAAATATGACTGATGGCGAGATACGAATACCATCACTCCCACCTATATCAGTAGATCCGTTGATGCGTAAGTGGGTTAGTTATGTAGATACCGAAGTAATTAGCCTAGACAACTTAGAAGCCGCCCAGGATAAATATGTAATCATAGGATCTAGCGCAGGTGGACTTGGGCAGATTTCTACACCAGTTGGATTGATTAATAGTCATTTCTTACAAGCCGCCCTGGCTGAATCAATATTATTGCCTAACTCTCCTAGGATCCCAGAATGGCATTTAGGCGCAGAAATACTAATTTTTGTAATATTCGTCTTCTGTATTTGGCTTCTAACGAACAAACTAAGTATGAGCCTTGGCCTAGTATTAACCATTTTAAGCCTTTTTGCGCTTGCCTATGGTGGGCATTGGTTGATTCAAGCAGGCATATTATTAGATGTTACCTGGACATTAATAGGATCTTTTATTGCAGGCAGTGTTTCTTACTACTTACGATTTAGACAACAGTACAAGTTGCGACAGCAGATCCGCGACCAATTTAAAACTTATTTATCACCAGAGTATGTAGATATGATTATCAAAGATCCTGGACTAATGAAACTAGGTGGTGAGCGCAAAGAAATGTCGTTTCTTTTCATGGATATTGTCGGATTTACTCCCATAAGCGAAGCCCATAAAGACAACCCAGAAGATCTTGTAGATCTAATTAATAATTTTTTAGACAGAATGACAAACATACTATTGGCTAACGGAGCTACGATAGACAAATATATGGGTGATTGCATCATGGCCTGGTGGAACTATCCTATCCCTTGTGAGGATCACAGAACAAAAGCATTGTTAGCAGGCAAAGCTATAGAACAAGAAGCAAAGTTGATTGCAGAAGAATACCAGGCAAAAGGATTACCAAAAATAGAAGTAGGTACTGGCATATCTACAGGAAATGCCATAGTAGGTGGCATGGGTTCAGAATTAAGAATGGATCTATCAGTTATAGGCGATGCCGTTAATCTAGGTGCCAGGTTAGAAGGACAAACTAGGAACTACGAAGCCAACACCCTATTCCCCCTAGAAACAATCAAAGGTGTAGACGATATGATTTTTGATTATGTAGACGAGATCCAGGTTAAAGGTAAAGAAGAGAAGATTAAAATATATACCTACACAAGTTGACGTTTAAGATTTGCAACTTACAAATTAAAGGATGAAAGAACTATTAAAAGGTGTATTAGGTGCAGTGGCACCTACTATCGGAACTGCCCTCGGTGGCCCAATGGGTTCAATGGCAATGAATATGGTTTCTCAGGCGTTGGGATGCAAGAATAATCCTAAAGATGTAGAAAAAGCTGTGCAGAACGCCACGCCTGAGCAACTTGTTGAACTTAAAAAATTAGATAATGATTTTGAAGTTAAAATGAAGGAGTTAGATGTAGATCTATTCGCTTTGGAGACAGCAGACATACAAAGTGCTAGATCTATGTTCTCTAAAGATTGGACGGCTAGAATTATAGGTATAGTTGTTATTGGTGGTTTCATGGGTTATATCTTTCTAGTCACTATCCAACCTCCAGAACAAAACAGCGAAGCATTAATCAACCTGGTACTCGGTTATCTAGGCGGTCTAGCTTCTGCCATTATCTCCTTTTATTTTGGTGCATCACACACAAGCGATGATTAAAGAATTTACAGCACACCTTATAGAATTTGAAGGCTTACGATTAAAGCCTTATCACTGTACTAGTGGCAAACTTACTATCGGTGTAGGCCGTAATTTAGACGATAGAGGTATCACAGAAGATGAAGCAATGATTCTTTTAGCTAACGATATAAAGATTGTTCAGGAAGAATTATTAGATAGATGGGAATGGATGTCAGATCTGCCACCAAGGGCGCAGATGGTAGTGATGGATCTGGCATTCAACATGGGAGTTCCTGCCATATCTAATTTTCAGAATATGCTCAGAGATCTTAAAGAAAGTAATTGGGAGGGAGCCGCGATTAATCTGCTAGATAGTAGGTACGCAAAACAGGTAGGAAGAAGGGCAATATATAACGCGCATTTGTTGGAAACTGCGGATGATCATACATTGCCCCAAAGAGTTATTTCTTAGCAGGAAGTTTGTGTAAGCAGATTGCATATCTGCCGTCTTGTTGCTTCCTAGTGTGTATCCTATATTCAAGATTCAATTCTTGTCTGTAGCAAAGTTGCCTAATACTTTGATAAGCCTTGTATTCAAGATTAATAATAGTTTTGCCCTTTAGCAATTCATCTATAAAACCTTGATACCTTGATTTAGGTAAAGGTGCATCAGTTGTTTCAATTTTCATTATTAACCTCCTTGATTGATATTGAATTAGATCTAACGCTATAGCCTGGTTCCTCTGGAATAATCTTAGAGGGTTTAGGCTTTACGTTACGCATACCCCACTTAACAATGTAAGTAGCGTTGTCTGTGCTTATAGATCCTGTGGTGTTGTCTTGTAATATTTCCATCAAACCTACCTGCGCTTGATCTTTAACGTTTTGCCACTGCTTGA